GTCCAAGGCTTACCTGATGCGGCAGATACGCCCGATTTTACCTCTTTGACATAACCGGTAAATTTAATTTCAATAGCCATTTTTTCCTCTCAAGGGATTTATCTTTTCTATCCTAGCGGATGCTTAGGACTTTTTGTTCAAACAACGGATGCAACGAGCAATCGTGTTTCCATGCTCGCATTTAGGGATTTCCGTTGATGCGTTTGCCTTAGCCTTTTCAGACTGAGCCAAAAGTTCCGCCGTGTATTTCATCTCAACTTCTCGTCTACGTTGAGCCTTTTCTTTTTCAATTGCGGCAAGTTCCTCCGGGGTTTTCTTACGCTCCGGGTACGGCTCATCAGTCCAACCGCCTCGGTTCAACCATGTTGCCGGATAGGGCAGAAAAGTCATCTCAGGTTTGTTTGGGTCATTTGCGAATCGTTGGACCCCGACAAGAATCTGGATGAACGGGACTGATTTGATGGCTTTAGCAAATGCTTTAGCCGCCTCTTGTTTTCCAACTTTTCGAGGATAAAGATTCCAAAATTCCTCAAACTTGTTTTGAGGATATTCTAGTAATGGTTCTTTATTGGTTCTAGTAAGGTTTAACACGCCAACAGGTGTCACCTCATCAACCGATTCTGTCACCTCATGAGTCGAATCTGTCACCTCATCGACGCTATTTGTCACCTCATGAGATGGTTTTGTCACCTCAGGCAAATTCACCCAATACAGGTTTGCTTTATGGATTCCACGACTCGGAGCCTGACGCCATTCGACAATCAACTCGTCTAATGCGATGAGTTCCTGAATGTCTCGTTGGACTGAGCGTTCTGATGCGTTGACCATTTTGGCAAGGGTGGCGATTGAGGGCCAAGCCCCGATTTCCCCTTGGTGGTCTGCGATGGCAAGCAAGACAAGTCTCGCCCGTCCGGTGGATTGTGAGTGACGCCAAACGGCACTCATGGTTTCGATACTCATTAGTTTTCCTCTCGAGATTTGTTACTTTAGTTTGGTTCCGGTGGTAATGCGACCCGGGACACGCCGTCCAAATGCCACCATAAGCCCGTGTGCGCCTCATAGACGGGATTTGCTAAGTCATCCCATGAGTTTAGTTTCCAACCGAACTCAAGTCCTATACGGGCGAAATCAGCCTCAAACTCTAAACGCCCATTTGCCGCAGCGCAAAACACGATGATGTTATTAGGGTCATCTTTTAGACTACGGGAGCCACCCATTTTGCGATTCTTGCGATGCTGCGGAACAAGGTCATCCCCGTTCGACCCGCAATGGTAGCAAGCCTTATCACGGGTCAGAAACGCTTGAAATTGTTTAGGCGTCATCGGTCAAAAATTCTACAAGGTCAGGGTTTTGACGTAACATCAGCAAAAACGGTTCCTGAGTCAAAGTAACAAAATGATGTTCCCAATCATCAAACGACTCATTTTTTTCCACCCGGTCAGACCTGCCAAAAGTGAAAATTACTGCATGCATTAGTTCGTGAATCAAAATTGACCTTTTGCGCTCCAATGGTAAATCCCGACGCATGACAATCAAATTAGATTCAATAAGGGTATAAGCATAAGCCGTACCCAGCATGCCATCATCAGCCTCAGACCGTTCAATAATGCGATAAGTTTGCGCCCCAATCAAAACATCTTTAGGCAACTTCATGACCGGTACTCCAGTTCAATCATTTTAGCCGCAGACATAACAGCCATCTGAGAATCTTTCAAATGTCCAATTTTGGTTTTGATTCTTGAGACCTCTGCCCTTGCAATAGCAGCCTCGCCACGTTTCTCGAGAGCCGCCAATTTAGATATCGCAGTCTTATCCGCAACAGTCCCAGACGTACCAATAAAAGTAGATAGTTCAATGCGTTGTTCCTCCAATTCAAGTTCAATCATTTTTCTTTCAGCGGCAGCCAACAACTCAATGCCCTTTTCAGATTGAGAACGAATTGCAGCCAACTCAGTCACGATTTGTTGTGGAGTTTCCATCTATCTCTTTCCTCAATCTTTCACCTAGACGACGCAGTTCCTCGTATTGAGAATCGGCATAAAGGTCATTACCTTTATCCCAATGCTCGTCAACGAGTTGTTTCATTTCAACAATTGCGGCAATCAGAATTGCCTTAGCCTTTTCATCCATTTGCCATCGCAGCAATCGAATCAAGAATCTCTTGAGCGGCTTTAGCCTGACGGGCCTCGGCGTAAATCTTACGCAACTTCACAACGTCTTTAGTTTGTGCAGCCTCAGCCAAATAGTCACGGGATGACTTAGACGGTTGACGGTTTTCAATTTCCTCCGCCGATGCGATGCCCTTTTTAGAATCAACTGCAAGAGTCGCAATCAACGCACGACCCCAAGCCGAAGTCTCAGCAACCATAACCTCGGAGTCACGGGTATAAGGTGTTTTACCCGGAACCGGCTCCCAAGCGGTACCAATGCCCGGGCAATTGTCATCCGGTGAACGGTAAGCGGCAGCGGTGTAAACAACCCAATCCTTGCCTCCGAAACTTATGAACTGCAAATCCATTTGACGCAACGAACCCGTCGGGTACAGTTCACGGAACTCGGCAATACGTGACGCAACGTCGTTGTAGTTTTCGGCAAAAGCCATTTTGGTTTCCTCTCAATAGTTTATTTCGATTATAAAACTATTGTACGACAATAAGCGTACGGCACTTCAATAAAAGATTCAAAATTGGTGTAAATGGTTCTCTTAGTCACTTGCGGACATTTGGCAACAACTGAGCCCCGCACCGCTAGGGCCGCAGACCGGTCATGGTTGAACATGATAAACAAAGAATTGGCATAAGCAAATTTTATTTTGCGACCGGAAAAGTGAACCGTTTGGTAAGGGAATTTGGGGCCTTGCCAGTTATGTTTGACCTCAACCTCAATCTCCCAATGCTCCCCCTCAGGGGACTCCGCCAACACGTCAATCCCATAAGTGTCAGGGTTTACCCGGGCCTGCCAGCCTTGAGAACGCAACCAAATGATTGCATCCCCAACGGCAGGATTGTCAGCGGCGTACAAGCCCTCATCAAAAGGTTTAGCCACGTTTCTCAACAAGGAATGGGGTTCCTTGTCCCTTAGCCTGACGACTGAGAACATGTTGACCGTTATAGGTGGCCTTTTTAGCGTTGCCCATCAAATCAAGAATTTGCACTTTGATTTTCTGCAAATTTTGAGCGGTCTCGGTTGCGTCCTCTTTTGCAAAAAGGTATTGTTCGTAGAATTGACCGATTTCAACATCAGCATCCTCAATTGCCGGGTGCATTTTACGGACCGTCTCTAGCGTGGAATCGGAGCCATCCCATTCAGGGGCCTTATTTTCTTTTACAGCGGCAAGGAACTCCTCGACACGTTCCAAGTCAACTGATTGCTGGAATGAATCCGCAGCCAACTCATAACAACGGTAATCTGAGCCGCTAAACAAAACAGCCACGTAAGCATGTTGGAATCCAAATGCGTTCATGTAATACTGCACCTGCGTCCGGTAATAGTCAGGAACACCATTGGCCCAGTCATCCGGGTAGCGGGCAGTTTTGATTTCAACGATTCCAAACTCGCCATCCTCAGTTTGGAAAATACCATCAGGGTTCACGATTTGATAATCACGCTTACGGTTAATCCAAGTACCAACATCGGTATAAACCTTAAGTTGAGGGTTATCCTCAATAAAGCGATTCATAATCGGAGCCTCCAACGCACGACCCCAATACATCGGTTCCGAATCTGGACGCTCAGTTGCAATTTTACCCGTGCGTTTGTAAAACATCGTCACCGCAGATTCCCATTTGTTCAAACCGCAAATAGTTGAAACCTCGGAACCACCAATGCCTCTCGAACGCAACTCCAACCATTCGGCAGAATTATTATCAAAAAGAGCAATAAACTCTGCGTTTCCTAAAACCTGTGGTAATGTTTCTAGTGATGTCATGTTGCTTTCCTCTCCGTGACATCAGCAAGCCCCGGTTGAGACTCATCTCCCGGGGTTTTGCATTTGTCAATGTTTTTATGTACCATCATGGTAGCACCAACCACCGACAAAAATAGAGGAACCCAACATGGAATTTTTCCGCACCCGCAAAGCCCGTGAACTTCATGAGGAATTAGGCAAAAGAATCACCCGACTCGGAAACCAAGTTGGTTGCATGAACGCCCCTGAGGAATGGTTCACAACATCCAAATCGTTCAACATAACAGACTCTTACGACAATTTGGCAATGGTCCGTGAAATCTGCAACGAATGTCCGGTCCGGAACCTATGCCTTGAATACGCTATTGAGCAACAAGAGGATTTTGGGGTATTTGGTGGACTGACCCCGGGTGAGCGTAAAAGGTTGCGCCGGAAATAAAAAAAGACCCCCAAGCCAAAAAGGCAAGGGGGTACAATTTTTAAAACAACCAAGTTAGAGACTATTTATCAGAATCGTCTAAGTCACCGAAGTCCGACAGGTCAAGAGTATCGTTAGCCGAATCAGTTAACGCACCTTTGATTTCGGGCGTGTTCTCAGCCTGTTTTGCAACAGCCGCACGGAAACCCTTTTCAATGTCCTCTTGAGAGATGCCAGCATCCCAAGCAAGTTGAACACCAAAAAAGATAATGATGCTTGAGAAAACAGTAGCGCAACCAATCACGCCACCCATAAACCATCCAACGCTAGGGCCACCAACAGCGGCTCCCGGGATGAACGCAAACATAATCACACCAATTGAACGAGTGAGGATTTCCTTGAGTTTAGGTAGTAGAGACTTCATTAGCGCATCCATTCTTGCAAGGGCAACCCTCGCAGCGGGTAGGGGCCGGAGATGCGACAACAACGGCAGGGGTTTCTTTAGATTCTTTTATGCGGCGGGAAATGTAAGCATGAGCATCAAATACTTGGCCCATCGCCCCGCCCTTTGAAGTGAGCGACAAGGTAAAGTGCAAGTGAATTCCTGACGAGGCCGAACCTGAGGTCCCAGCCGCACCAACAACATCACCGCATGCAACAACAGTTCCAACCTCTAACGGCGACTTTTTGTCCAAGTGGCAATACATGAAATAAACAGTCTTAGGCTCACCTTTCCAAGTGGCCTTAACTTTCAACTCAACAACCCAGCCCAAAACATCAGACCAATAATTTGCCGAAATAGTACCCTTGGAAACAGCCTTAAGAGCCGCACCCTTTTTCATACCATTCCAGTCAACTCCACGATGAGGACCAAGCCCCATATTCTTACGAGCCACTGAATGAGAACCAAAAGGGTCTGCCAGCATCCTGTCAGGGAATGGCAACATCCATTGGGTCATTATTTGCCACCAAACAATTTGATGACCTGACCAACAGCAACCGCTGGACGGTTATTGAGCAAGTTCAAATGACGATAGAACTGGTCCACGTCCATGTCTGCCGGGCAATACATGTGAGCGATGCTTGAAAGAGTGTCACCCTTAACAACAACATGAACCTCAGATGAGCGAGAAACAACCGGAGCCGCCTCAATCATTTCAACAGGTAATTCCTCAACCGCAACGGCCTCAACAATTTCCTCAGCCAAAACACTTGAATCAAAATCCTCAATTGCTTTAGGTGTATAACTTGACTTCTTTTTCTGAGACATTAGATTCCTAATCCTGCGTTAACGAGAAAAACGATGATAGCGGTAAGGCCCGCAGACGCAACCGCAGTAATCCACGCAGTTTGCCAACGAGCCTTTTCCAAATCACGTAACCGAAGTTCGTGGTCTTTAATATTACGAGTCGCCCAATCGCTGAAACCATTGTTACGTTCCTCAGCCGCCGTAATTTTCGCATCCAATTGTTCAAACCGGATAAGCAATTCAACGGCCCATTTTGGGGTCATGTCGTCAGTCATAGCGACTCTCTCTATTTAGTTATTGAACGATGTAAATGTTATGCGCTTAGTGCAGCGATTTCCTCGGCAGTCAAACCGATTGCAGCAAGTTTAGCCTCAGCCGATGCTTTAGCCTCAGCCTTAGCAGCCGCCTCAGCCTCAGCCAATGCCTGTTGTTCGACAAAAGCCGCAGCATCTAACTCAGCCTGAGCATATTCCTCAGGTGTAAATTCACGCACAATTTGTTCACCAGTTTCACAATTTGCGTCTTGTACGTATAGTTTTTCAGTAATCATTATTTCCTTATCTTATCAAGCAGTTGTAACAGTTGCTCCACCTGAGCCTTTAGTTATTGTATAAAGCGAAAATATTGTGTTTGGCATGAAATAATTGCTGCCACCATCAGCAAGTATTTGAATACTTGAAATTGCCGCAGTAGATAAAAATGTTCCAGACGATAATTCTTGATAAGCCGGCGCACTCTGATTATTTTCATTTGCCGAATCTACTGAAATGCTCTTATTAGTAGAGCCTGTATAATTTAATATATAAATAGCAGCACTAGAAAATCCATTATATCCACCCCATGCAGCAGGATTTCCAGTTGCTTGAAGTAAAAATCTATCTGATGTTGTGCTTGCAGTAACAGTAGAACTAGATGTTCCAGTTAATCGCCTAACCTGATAACTTGTTGCAGTATTATTATTAAATCTAATATCGGCGTTCATTCCACCACCCTCAACAGATGCAGAAATTATTAAAAATAAATCTGTACCAGTTTGGGGAATAGAACTAAATTGAACCTGAGTTGGATTTCCACCAGTAACTATTTGAGTGCTAATTAGTTTCATTGTCATTTATGCACTCGCTATTCCATATAATGAAAAAGTTGAACCAGAACCAAATAATCCACTGTTATCCAATGCAATACTAATACTAGTTACTGCGCTAGTAGATAACCATTTATTTATTGAAGCATAAGTTACTAAAGTTCCATTATTAGTTCGTGTTAATGCTGCTTTATATCTGTCGCTTGCAGAATAATCTTCAAAATTCCAAATACTATTTCCGATAGTACCATTCCCCCAAAAAGGGTTCGTGACCCATGAACCATACATTCTATCTCTTGCCGTTCCGGAATTTCTTACTGCACTTGTTCCATATCCTTCAATATTTACAAATGAATAATTTGAACCAGTATCATTATTTAATCTTACAAAAATTCCGCTTTCACCAGTAGAACTTCTGACTGCCTGTACTACAAGAACTAAACTTCTATAACTTTGTGAAATTGAACTAAATGTTACAGTAGTTACTGCACTTGATAATGTAGTTGTTGCTAGTGGAATATAAGTAGGTGTTGGCATAGTTAACCTCCAATTCCGTATAGTGAAAATCTTGCATTAGAAAAATTAACGCCAGACGCAGTTGTTAATGTTATTGAATTAACAGCCGAGGTATTTGACCATAAACCGGTTTTTAATGCAATATATTGTTCACTTGTACCAGCATTGTTTATAGTGCCATTAAAAGCCCTTACAGTCTTATTAGTGGCTGTATTAAATGCGTTCCAAATATCAATAATTACTGGGCTAGGCTCACTAGTGCCGCCAAACATATATCCCATTTCCATCCTAGTTTGACTCGTTGAACCATTTGATTGAACTCCAGCCAAATTAGCCCTTGCCCACATTTCATGCTGGCTGTAATTTGCAGCCGTATCACCATTAAATCGCATTACAAAAGTATTTACAGACCCATTTGCAAATTTTCCAGTTCCTCTAATTTGTAAATGTTTATATGTAGCAGGAATTGAACTAAATGTTGCACTTGTACTTGATGTTGTAATTGTTTCAATAAGTTCCATACCAGTAACACCGGCACCGCCACCAAAAAATCCAATAGGTATAAGCATAAAATTACCCCAAATTTCCAATTAAGTAGTAAATTCCTGAAGCGGCACAAACTACGGTAGCCCCCGCATATTGTTTAGCAGTTTTTAGTAAACTATCGGCAGAATATAGTGTTACTCCGGTCCCAGCAACAAAAGTAATCTGGCCTGCCCCTGCTTGAATAAATTGAATTGACTCGCCTTGAGATAGAACATTGTCAACCGTGATAGTTATTGCAGACCCGGTTGAGCGAATAAAAGTATTTTTGTCACCAGCAAGGATTGAATAGTTTGCAGATTTATCTGAAACTGCGGTAGTAATTATTGCAGACGAGTAAGAGGTTGGTTTGCCTGTAATTGAATCCCAAGTTACTGAAACTGCACCAAGGAATGTACGAGTGTCAGTAACGTTGCCCGCTGAAATGGTTGTTGCTGCCGCTGCAACTGCAACGTTAGCCAAACGAATCTGATAAACACCTGTATCGGTCTGAGTAAGGGTTGGGGCCGCAGGTGTAGACGCCGCAGTTCCAGTCAAAACAGTCAAAAGAATAGTGTTAGCCGACGGGTCCAATTCCAAAATAACCGAGTCAATACGAGCCAACGTTGCGTGAGCCGCAGCAATAGTCAACGTCTCTAACGCAGTATTTGAATAATAGTGACCACGAACCATCGCAAAGCCCGCAGGAACCTTAACCTGCATGCCGCTAGAGTCGCCATAAACCTTAAGTTCCGTACCACCTGAGGAACCCTTAACGCCCTCACCAATGTTTCTCGCCCATTGTGAGAATTGTGACTCTGAGGTGTCAATGTTCTCAAAAGGCCATGCACTCTGCGCCATTTATTTTCTCCTTATTATGCGGCTAAGTCGCCGTATAGTCGATACTGACCTGAGGCTACGCAAAATAACGTAACTCCAGAATATTGCTTGTTTGTCTTTTTCTTACCATCGACACTTTGTAAAGTGACTCCAGTTCCGGCAACAAAAGTAATCTGCCCGGCACCATCTTGAGTAAATTGAATTTGTGCGCCCGCAGACAAAACATTGTCAACCGTGATAGTTATTGCAGACCCAGTTGAACGAATGAACTTGAACGCATCACCTGAAACAATTGCGTAGTTTGCAGTTTTGTCTGAGATGGTCATTGTGTTTATTGCGTCGGCTCCGGCAGGGCCAGTTGCTCCTGTTGCACCGGTAGCCCCTTGAGGACCTGTTGCGCCGGTTGCGCCGGTCAAACCTTGAATACCCTGAAATCCTTGAGGTCCGGTAGCACCTGTTAATCCGGTGTCACCTTTAGGTCCAGTTGCGCCGGTTGCGCCGGTAGAACCTTGAGGGCCTGTTGCACCGGTGGCTCCAGTTGCACCCGTCGGGCCAACAAGAGATGCGAGCCAAGCCGCCTCGTTACCAACAAAACCATTAGAAACAGCAACAGCATAAGCCGAATCACCATCTACACCTTGCGGTCCAGTTGGTCCCGTATCTCCCTGAATCCCTTGCGGGCCTGTTGGTCCAGTTGCTCCAGTTGGACCCGTAGGTCCAGCCGGGCCAGTATCACCCTGAGGGCCAGTAGGTCCAGTTGGACCTGTAAGTCCAGTTGGTCCGGTTGGGCCAGTTGCTCCAGTAAGACCTTGGATTCCTTGGTCTCCAGTATCGCCCTTGTCGCCTTTAATGCCTTGAGGTCCCTGAGGTCCAGTTGCGCCTGTTGGTCCGGTGAGTCCGGTATCGCCTTTGTCACCTTTGAGACCTTGGATGCCTTGTTCACCTTGAGGACCCTCGTTTCCTTGCGGTCCGGTTGCTCCGGTGTCGCCTTTAAGGCCACGTGGTCCGGTGTCGCCTTGAACGCCTTGAGGCCCTTGGATTCCAGTATCACCTTTGTCGCCCTTGGCACCGGTTTCACCCGTGTCACCTTTGAAACCTCTATGACCCTGCAAACCGGCATCACCCGCAGGTCCAGTATCGCCCTTAGGTCCGGCAGGCCCCTGAGGACCAACCTCACCCTGAGGGCCTTGTTCGCCTCGGTGAGCATAAACAGTTAGAGACTTACTCGATGCACTAATCCGAATCGGACCCGCATCACCAAGAATTTCCCTCATTAACGAACCACCTCAGGCGAAACAATAACCTCGCCCTCCATCAAACGAATCACAATCGGAGATTTTGCAATCTCAATACCGTAAACGTAAGACCCTGAAAGAGCCGCAGTCTGCACCGCAGTCAATGTAAAAGAAACAGTTGAGGTCGTTGTGTTAATCGTCGGAGTGACTGCAAGAGTCAACGTAGACGATGAAACACTCGGACGAATCTGCATAGATGCCGAATACCCAGTCAAATCAAAAAGGCTGCCATCGTCATTTGTGTAAACGATGTCTCGAGTATAGGTTGCCCCAGCCTCGACGTGTAAGTTGTATTGAATAGCCAAGATTAGACCTCGATTTCGTAAGTGCCGCAAAGATAGAAATAGTCAGTTGTTGCAAGTATTTTTGGTGCAGTAGCAGTAAATGGCATATCTTGAACTTGATTAGCCAAACCCTTTGCAGGATAGTAAAGAGGCAAGGCAACAGTTCCATCCTCGGCATCACCCGAAAACGCATAATGGTTTCCAACTTCATGCAAACCACCATCTCGGAAAATGTAATCGGCAACTGGGGCGTAAGGTAGCGTCAAACTGTATTGTCCAGTTCCAAAATTAGTAACCGTTGAACAATTCACCATAATTCGGAAATGAATAAGATTACCAAAACGGGTATAATGACCGGTTGCTGGAGTACCTGTATAAGTTAGTCCAGTTCCGCTCCAAATTGGTTGATAAGGTGTTGAAACACCATAACCTGTTGTGTTGCGTTCCAAATTGGAAATGCGTGACGCTTGGTCATTGCTACGAGAAACAAGACGAGACTCAAAACTCAAAGGTGTTGGGGTTCCAACAGTTGCCTGAATACGAACACCGTCATCCTGAATTGAAATACCAACCTCAGTAACAACAGCCGAATATTCAACATCGTTAATAACAACCGTAATTGTGTCGCCAAGGTTCCAGTCGTAGCCGTAACGCATTGTTGGGGCATCAGTAGGAACAACCGAAGTATTAACAATAGTCTTACCGTTGTCAACAAGGATTTCCTCAGCCGCTTGGAACAATTCCTCCGGCGTACCCGAACCACGTGCATCAGTAAAAGTTTCAATGCGACGGCCCCAAACAGTTTCAGCCAACTCAGCATCAGTATTTGTTTGCTCAATAAAAATACGGTCTTGCGCCTCACCCTGACCGCCAACAATTACACGGGTTGACTTAGGTGAAAGATAAGAATACTCGGTCTTAGACAACTGACCGTTATCCAAGTCCATGCGAACCGTATTAGTGCGGTCTTGAGGGACGTAAACTTTGAACTCTAAATCGGCCCCGTTTTGTTCAACGGTGTAACCAATGCCACCTGTTTGAGCCAATGGGTAAAACAATTCCTGCAACGAAACAAAACGAGCCGTTCCGGTAACAATCTCTCCACGTGCCAAATCAGGTTCAATGATTAGGTCTGCGATTTTTCTTTCAACGGGTGCCGATGGGCCAATGTTTGCGTCAACGTATTGTTTCAACACGTACTCGGCTGCACCGGTACGAACATCGTTAGCAACAGTTTGTGCAGTTACATCAGCCGATGATGGTAGCGGGTAAGCCAAACGTTCACTCAAAATAATTGAGTCATCGGTTCCTGAAATAACCCAGTCGCCAAGAGGGTTCTCAACTGATTGGTCTAGTACCGCTGAAATTGTTGGACCTGATAGCAAAATGCCATCTGGGCCTGTAACAATAATTCCGTAGCCCGGTGTACGCAACAGTTCACCCATTGCGCTGCCGTTAGCAACTCGAACCTCCCAAGTACCAACATTGTTTTTACGGTTAACAAAAGTAGACCCAACAAGGTCCGTTGGCAACAATTGTCCAATACGGTTGTTGTTTGAGTCTCGTACTTCAATCGTCAAATCATTGAGTTGCATGAGGTCAAACTCTTTTCTAGTGGACTACTTCATATTGGAGTGCATAGTTAAGTGTGATGCGTGTGTTTGTGTCAGCCTCAACACCGTTAACGGTAATGCTTGAGGTTCCCGGCAATAGAGGGAATAACTTAGGCGCAGCGTTTAGGATTGAGTAACGGTTTGCACCGGTGTCGTCAGTTACCGTTCCGTTTGCAGTATTAACAGTAATGGTTTCACCCGGTAGAACCGGAGTATTGAAACTAAATGACTGGGTGCCGTTTGAAATGAACAAATCTGTTACCGGACCACGAACTGCGTAAGTTGGGTAAACTGGCACGTCTCCGGTGTTGTTTACCGAAATCACACCAATAGCCTGAGAACTTGTAATCTTGAGTTTTGACAACTCAGGTAGCAAACCTCGGCCCGTGTTACCTGTTGTTACCGATGCAGTCTGAATCGTTGTTGATTCCCAATAAGGCTGCGGTGCCTTAAATGATAGAACCCATTTACACCAAACCAAACCCTCATCGGCTCCCCAAGTTGACTCTGCGCCTGTTGTGTAATGAACACCAAGGGTTAGAGATGTTGAGTCGGAGTATTCCGCTTTAAGGATTGTTGGGCCTGAGGTGTCTTGAATTAGACGTGAGAGACGACGTAGTTTTGTTTCTACATCGGCACGGTCCGTCCCAAGTACGGTAACAGCCATGTCAATTTCACGAACGCCACGCTTAGAGAAACGCCAAACACCGCCCGGTCCCGCAGACTCGTCAATACGAACCTGAGTCGCTGGAATACCATGACCACGCATGCCCTCGTTTAGAACGTAGTTTGTGTAATCAAATGTTATTGAGTCGCCGTTTGCGCCAATTAGAGAATAGTTCAATGTTGTCATACAATCAGTCCAACTCTGTCGATAGCGGTTTGCAAGGCGGCGGCTGAATCAAGTGACTGATTCGGTGCAGCATTATAGATAACGGTTGTCGCAGTTGGAACCTTAGCCTTGTCGTAAACAGTTGCTAGGTCGCCTGTAAAGGTTGTTGTTGGACTGCCCTTGATTGCCGAAGTAATCTGAGCCAATGTTCCACCAAAATAATCTTTAGCCTGAGCCGCAGCCTCTTTAGCAGTAACGCCTTTTTTGGCATCCAACGCTTTAACTTTAGCATTGTAGGCCGCAGTAACAGCCTTGATGGTTGCCGATGTTGAAAGTTTAGACTCGGTAACAGTTGTGACATCAGTTCCAAGACCTGTAACAGATGCGCCCATTGCCGCCTGAATACCGGCAAACATTCCTTGAACACTTGCAACCGCTTTAGAAACTGAGCCTGTAATAACAAGGTCAAGAGCATTACCAAACGCAGTTGCAAGGTTAGCCATCTGAGCGGAAAGTTCACCCTGTTTCTGAATCAAACCATCAACAACACCCTGAGCAACTTCAATTCCCTTATCGTGCAGAATCATCGCTGCATCTTGCCCAAGTTTCATCGCAACGGTGTTAGCCTCAGCGGCAAGAGTGTTCAACTCTGAAACCGCAGCATCTCCACCCTCAACAACCAAGGTTGCCTGATTCAATAATCTGTTGATACAAGTCACCGGAAAGGCCCATTGTGCGCAACTGAGACATGAAACCCAAAAGGGCCTTAGTCGATGCAATACGTTCCTTAAGTTGGTCAATTGCAGTCTGAGCGGTTGTTTGCTCGTCAATTGCTAACTTAGAACCGAATTGCTCAGTAATCTTTGTGATGTATTCGGTGCGGGCCTCAATTTTTTTGGTCAAATCATCTTGAGCCTTTTCAAGTTGCTTGATGACCTCGGTGTGAGCCTTAACGATTGGTGCAAGTTGAGCCGTGTACGACTTTACAAGAGCCTGAGCCGCCTTAGCGGTTTTCTTAGTGATGGTCTTGTCAGTTAGTGCGCTTGAAATGAAGTCGCTAACTTTAGTCATAAAGTTAGTCAATGATTCAGGGTCTTTGACAATCTCCGGGCCAATGTTTTTTAGAACATCTTTACGGAACGCCGCAATCATGTCTTTGCGAGCCTTTTTCAAATCTGCTTTAGTTGTTGCTGCGCTTACAGTCCCGGCAGCAAGACCACTTAGGTCAATTGCGCCAAGTGAACCAAATGAATCGGCACTAGCAGCATCTTTAGCACGTCGTTCAACAGCATCAGGTGAAGTCACACTAGCCGAAATTGAAATTGGCTTAATACCTGCAAGGGTCATCAAACCCTCAATAAGAGGCTTGAGCAAGTTCCAAACTGGAGTCAAAACAACTTTAAGCAACTTGAACCCATTAACAATAATGTCAACTGCAACAGATAGAACGCCGCCAAAAACCTCAGCCAACTTAGTCCAGTAAGGAATGAAGTATTTAACTAGCAGGTCAATAACAAATTCCAAAATAGGAACAATGACCTGACTAAAGATTTTTGCTAACGGCGGCAAGATTGCTTTAACAAGAGTCATAATCAAATTCATGATTGGCTTTAGCACCGGAATGAGAGCGTTAAGAATTTCCAAGAATGGAGGCAATGCAACTCGGATAATCTCGACCACAATGTCGACGAGCATGCCAAACGCCTCGATGATTGGTTCCATAACTGGCAACAACTTGTCAACGGTTTGGATAAGCAAATCAAAAAGCGGAATAAGTTTCTGAAAAACGCTAAACAGCATTGGTCCCAATTTGGTAATGATTGGAGTGAACGCAGTCATTAACTGACCCAAAACCGGTAGCAGATTTTGAGCAAGAGAGTTTTTCATGTTCTCAAAGTTTGCAGTCATAGTCTTTTGGGCGTTGCCAAAATCTGACGCATACTTAACGAAGTCACCCTGTTGAACATTGGTAGACTTCATGATGAGGCTATAAGATGCCAACATTTTCTGTTGAGCGGTAAGCGCACTTGTACCGTTGCTCAAACCCATAGACATAGCCTCTGCCTTGAGAGCGTCCTCAGTTAGAAAAACACCAAACTGACGTAGCGGTTCGGCCTGACCTTGCAAACCTGATTGGATTGCGGCAAGAGCCTGACCCGCAGGAATGTCATTAAACGAGCCAAGGTCTCCGGCAAGTTGAACAAGGTCTGTTGAAAACTTAGCCGCACCATCGCTAGACAAACCGGCAGACTTAGCAAACAGACCCATAGTCTTAGCGGCACGTAAAGCCTCAACCTCAGTCAAACCTGCAAGGCTAGATGCTTGTTTTGCGTAATCCTGTACGGCCTTAGCAGACGAACCAAAAATCTGATTCACACCCTCAAACTCAGCCTGTAAGTTTGACGCCCCCTTGATTGCCGAATTAAAAAAACCACCAATGGCAACACCCGCACCAATAAGCGCAGCCGGACCAATCAGTTTCTTAAGAGAACCTGCGAAAGAGGTAGAGAAACCCTTGGCAGCCTTGTCACCAAGGCCACCGCCGATTCCACCAAGCCCTGAAAGTTCCTGAGCGGCCTTTTGCTGGAAACCCTTAGCGACGGGAATGAGCGTTACGTAGGCGTAGGCTTGTTCTGCCATTCTAGGTCTCCATCTCTGGCTTTAGCCAAAATCTTTCGAGCGTTTTGAGTTGTATTACCTTTACGCACCGGAGGTTCATCCCAAGGGCGAGGGAAAGGTTTAGGTTTATTTTTACTATTTACGGCGGCATGGATGTCGTACGTTGCGGCGAGCGCAATAAATTCGTACGAGGCCGGATACTGCCATTTACGCATAGACGCCGAAAGCCAAGCCGTCGGGTCTTGCATCAAAATCATTACAAGGTGCAGGGCCTCATCGAACGCAATAGTTTTGCCAATTTCCTTATACGAAATCTGGAAACGATTTCGGAAATCATAAGCAAAAGCGGATTTGTGGTCCTCTATTAGTTCGAGGACCCAGAGGATTCCCCCAGCGATGCACCGGTTGTCCAACCCTCGAGAACTTTGTTAAATTCTGAGACTGGCAACTTGTCTAGTGCGTCCAAAAGGTCTGCATTGCCATCAGCAACAGACTCAATAATTGAGAACGCTGAATCTAGTTCGTTGGTGAACTTGCGTGACTTACGAATAACACCCATTGGCAGGTTGTTGAAGTCAGGTAGTTCGTATTCTTTACCGTTTAGTTCAAATTTGTAAGACATGCGGTTTCCTTTGTTTGAATTATTTATTTTTGCGGGGTAGAGAGGGCAAGACCGGACGAGTAATCCCATCCCAAAATCTTGCCCCCTCTTAAGTTTAACCCAGCCACCCGCCGCATCAGATGGCTGGGAGATTTGTTAAGCCTCTAGTGATGAAATCCACTTAGTAACAGTTGTCGCACCTGCATCGGCATATGCGGTAATCGTTACGTTGTAGCCAACAGCCTCTCCCGAGGCGAGAGTGCGAGGACCAACAGCGGTAACTTCACCCGCAGGGATGTAAGTACGCTCAATGTTTGAACCATCAACAACGTCGTAAACGAATGACTTGCGACCACCTGATGATGATGGGTCAATCTCGAACTTGCCTGAAACATTGGTTGCGCCGAAGTAAAGTTCAAGAACTTCCTCTTTGGTCTCAATCATGGTTAGGGTTACTGAGAATGTTGCCTCTGATGTAACTTCACGAACCAATGAGCCACGCTGCCATGAACGAATCTGCGCAGTTGTGCGGTCAATGCTCTCTGAAATTCCATCGGCTGAAATGTAGCCGAGGTCAACATAAGCAACGTTTAGTGCTGAGTCTGTTGCGGTTGGTGCAGCGGTGCCGGTAGGTGCAACGTAAACTGCGCCCGTAACAGCAACTCTTACGTTATCTGAATCTAGTGCCATTTGTATCTCCTATATAGGTTGGGGGCGCAATGCCCGGTTTCGGCGGTGCCGAAGTTTAGTTGAGGTTAGTTCCTCGGTGGTCTATTGCAAAACGCATGAAACGTCTTTGCGATTTAAGGTCCGAAACGTCTTGGATGTACGACTGCACGTTGACGTTTACGATTGGGTTGCCATCTGGCAAATTGTCAAATAAAGCCTCGACAAGAATTGAAAGATTTTCTGCATCACCGTAGTTAGTGTGATACACGTTGACGCTTACGACGCTCGTCATGATTGTTTTGGAAAGTCTAGAGCCGCCATCACGACGCAAAATAACCTGAGCGGTTGATTCGTCTGCAATGGTTGACACTCGAACGCCCGCATAATCGGTTCCAACAAGGCCAGTAGTTAGGCGAGAAACCAAATGCGCCATGATATCGCTGAAAATTACTGCATCAGCCATTTAGGTTCCTATCGTCTAGTTGGTTTTTGTGATACGACGTTTGTGCCTCGTTGTCCACCTGCAAGGTCTAATGCTTGCGATAGTTGACCGGTGTTAGCCTCGTCGAAGTCTGAGCCAAATTTTACTTTCGCTCTTGCACGATTACGTCCGACAACAACATCAAGTTCGGAGCCGGGGATTGCCGCTTGAACATTTGTCATACGCTCTCGGAGCATGTTTTGGATTTGTTGAGATTTCAGCAACTCACCCATGCCCTTATAGTTCAATTCAATGTAACTATCTGAGTTTGGGATTTTGCGTTTAGACATTTTGTGACCTGCGTAGATTCACAACAACGCCCGGGTTCCAGTCTCCGATTCCTGACCTCCAGTCGAAAGCCTCACCGTCAACTAGGTAAAGTTGTCCTCTAACGGTGAATTCGTCCGTTGGATTGACAACAACGCCTGCGTCCAAATAAAGGGTTAAACCCTCGATGATGGTAGTTTCACTAGCACCAACTGTTTTTGTGGTCGTACGGGGTGCTACAGCGGCGTTTAGAGGGGTGTCTGTACGGGTTATGACTGGGAGATTGTAAGAATCAACCGAACTAGAACTTAGTCGGGTTTGGGTAACGAGTTCCATATGCGCCATTTCCTAGAATCGAAGTCGAACTGAAAGTCTTAGTGCGGTAAGAATCCGCAACCTGAGCCTCAGCCGGTGAAAGCATAATCTGACCACCAACGGCCCATGAGGCGTAAGACTGAGAGAATGGGCCAACTGTTTGCTGAGTCACACCTGCAACGGCATCACCCGAAATTGAAAGCGTACGGGCAACCATTCCTGCGACAACTGCAACAACAGCCTCCGGAATAATGTCTGAGCCGTGTTCGTAAGTTACTTTCAGCGGCAAGGTTGTTCCAAGGTCATAAAGCGACTGGAAACCGTCCCAAGTGAAATCCACCGGTGCGCCGTTGATGTCCTCAACGCTCACGATTGAAATGACTGGACGTTGAACAAGTCGAACAATGTTGTCTTTTGGGAAAAGACGGACTGTTGATTCGCCAACTTCAAATTGCTGAATTGCTCGTTGAACGAAAAGTGCGGATGCGTCATTCAGCCATGCGTC